TACTTCGCTTGGTGGAAAAATTAAATTTGTAATCGACACTGCTGCTAATTTTGCAACTGCAAACGTAGTAACTGCCGCAAATACTTTATACATCGAAAGCGACCACGCTGGTTTTGTGCGTGTTGGTGACGGGGTTACACACTATAACAGCTTGGATTTTGTTGGTAAATCATATGCTGACAACCTAATGAACGACCACGAGAACTTGGATACAAACGTTCATGGTATCTCTAATACTGCAAACTTGGCATATCAGACTGATATTGCTGGTGCCTTAGACGCAGCTTCAGACGTTGCAAATACACTAAGTAGTCACGAAGCTCTAACTTCTGGAGTCCACGGTATCGCTAGCGTTGCTGACCTAGTGGTGACAGCTGACTTGAATTCAGCAATTAATACCCACAACGTTGACACCACCAATGTTCACGGTATTGCCAATACTGCAGATCTAGTTACTACATCTATCTTGGCAGCGCACTCAGATGATACCACCAATGTTCACGGCATTGCAGATACTAGCACTCTGGTTATTGCCTCGGACCTAGAAGCTTATGCTCAATTAGAAGGTCCTAGCTTCACTGGTACCGTAGTGCTACCATCAACTACTTCAATTGGTGACGTATCTGGGACCGAGCTCAGCTACGTAAATGGGGTTACTGGAGCTATCCAGACTCAGTTAGATGCAAAACTTGCATCTGCTACTGCAGCAACTACTTATGCACCATTAGCTGCACCGACATTCACTGGTACCGTAGTGCTACCATCAACTACTTCAATTGGTGACACCTCTAACGTAGAGATCGGCTATTTGAATGGTGTTACTTCAGCTATTCAGACCCAGATTGACGCTAAAGCACCTACTGCAAATGCTACCTTTACTGGTACAACCTCTGGTATCACAAAGTCAATGGTCGGCCTTGGTGATGTTGACAACACTTCAGATGCTGACAAGCCAGTATCTATAGCTACCCAGGGTGCACTAGATGCCAAGGCAAATCTAGATGGTGCAATTTTTACTGGAGATGTAGAGGCAACAAATGTCACTATCACTGGTGATCTATATGTTGTAGGTACAACAACCACCGTTAACACAGCAAATCTTGCTGTACAAGACAACATGATTTACCTGAATAACCCTGGCCTAAACGGAATTAATAGTGCTATAGGGGACGGTACCTACGTTGTATACGAGACTATTGCAAACCACGGGTATGCTGCTGGACACTATGTTGTCATAACGGATTCCTCTCCTAGCTCATTTGATATAGCAGCACCTGGCGCACAGATTTTAGAGGTGACAGCGAATACATTTACTGTAGCAAGTACAGTAACTGACACCTACCTCACTGGTGGAGCTGCTAGAGCTAGAGTTAGTACCGATCCAGACCTAGGTTGGGCCGCTGGACGTTATGCTAGCGGTACCTATGCACACACTGGCATGTTCCGAGATGCTACTGATGGCCGATTTAAGTTCTTTGACAATTATGTTCCAGAGCCAGACGAGTCACTTTACATTGACACAGCTGATGCATCTTTCTCTTTTGCAAGCATCGAAGCTCAAAATGTTATAGCCAACGCAGGGGTTTCTACTGGGTTTGTAGCCTTCAATGACGGAACTCAGCAGAGTTCAGCTGGCGTTCCTTCAATCTCTAGTTTCATCTATAAGACCGCTAGCTATACCCTAGATAACTTAGGGCTACGTGATGATATCATCGAGGTGTCAAATACATCAGCAACAACTATCACGATCCCTCTAGATTCATCTGTAGCCTACCCAGTCGGTACTAGCATCGACATTATTCAGACAAATACTGGCCAAGTGACTATTGCTGGAGCTGACGGAGTTACCGTTAACGCAACCCCTGGACTGAAACTACGCACCCGCTGGTCATCTGCTACACTATTAAAGAGAGCTGCTAACACCTGGATCGTCTACGGCGACCTGACTGCTTAGTACTTAGGGAGATAAGAAATGGCAAAGAAAGAGGCTGGCGGCCGTTCCGCTGCTCAAAATGACTTCCTGGAGCCTATGGCCCCAGAAAATGTAACTGCAACTGATGTAGGCACTGACCGTGCCTTCAATGACGGTGCACTTACAATTACCTGGACAATTAATGCTCTATCCCCTGCACCCACTAACTATATAGTAAGTAATGCGGCTGGTACGACCATAGGTAGTGGGGCCCTTCCCACACCAGCTAGCGGTACATATACAGCTACAGTCACAGGGCTAGCCAGCAATTCTTCAGTCACTGCTACTGTCAAACTATCTAATGCGGCTGGTACCTCACCAGGCACGGCCGCACCAGCTAGAACTGTAACAACAGTTCCAGCAAAGCCCGCAGCTCCTACAGCATCATCAACAGTGCCAGACCAAGACTCTGTCTCTTGGACAGCACCAAATGACGGTGGAAAAGCTATTTCTAGCTACACCTGGGCATCAACAGATGCTAAGGGAAATACAGTTGCTTCAACTGTTACATCAATAACTGTCCCGCAGGAAATGAATACAGCGCAGCAGTACAGCGTTATTGCAACTAATGCTAACGGTAATTCCGCTGCATCAGATCTGTCAGGCAACGTAACTACGCTCCCACCATTCTTCCCACCGTTCTTCCCTCCATTCTTCCCTCCTTTCTTCCCGTTCTTCCCTCCCTTCTTCCCTCCTTTCTTCCCGTTCTTCCCACCATTCTTCCCTCCTTTCTTCCCGTTCTTCCCTCCTTTCTTCCCACCGTTCTTCCCACCATTCTTCCCTCCTTTCTTCCCGTTCTTCCCACCATTCTTCCCTCCTTTCTTCCCTCCTTACTTCGCTTACTCAATCCCATGGGAATCATGGGAAGAGTTGAAGGAAGACGACGATAAGTAGTCTCCAAAAAGAGATAGCGGCTAGAGAAATCTAGCCGCTTTTCTTTTTATCTGTAGTAGGATATCTACTATGAATATATGGTTCACTAAAGATAGATCAGAGACTGCATCCTCTAGAATGGCAGACCGCCAACTAGGGCACATGTCAGTCCTCAACCCAGCGCTGGGTATAAACGTCTATAGAAACGCTATATCACCAGCCGATTGCGATAGGTACATATCTCAGTTAGAGGCTAATTTAGATGGCAGCACTCAGTTTGAGTGGAGCAATGCCAAAGTTTCTAACTCCGCTGAGGTGGATAACTACGCCAGAAAAGCTCAGGACTTTAAGGTTTCGAGTAACAACTTAGGGCCTAGAACCCCCGAGAACTCCGCTCTTTACGATCTCCACGAAGAAATTTTTCAGAAGTTACGTATGTGCGTCGACGACTACGGAGCCTACTGGGGCGTAGGAATCCGAGCTTACGAAGCGTTTAATTTTGTAAAGTACGAGGGGGCTGGTACCCAGTTTAGAATTCACGCTGATCACGGGCCAACATATGTAGCAACAATATCTGCCGTTATATATCTAAATGATAATTACGAAGGTGGAGAGCTCTGGTTCCCTAGATTCGGTGTAGACTTAAAGCCGAAACAGGGAGATATCGCAATATTCCCCTCTACATTTATTTATGAACATGCCTCTAAAGAAATGATAGAGGGTACCAAATATGCCGTAGTTGTAATGACTGACTATCACGATAGAGACGGTGTAAACCAAAGAGTTTCTCAAGTTGTCGAAGACTACAAACTAAAGTACTAAGGATAAAAATGGCACAGGACTTGACTCCAGAAGAGCTAATGGAAAAGCAAAAAGCAGACGCCGCTATTGACCAAAAAGGTAAGCAAGAGCAGCAAAATCTACAAAATCGATTAGCTAAGTGGTACACCTTAGATGAGCAGACATGGTCGTCATCTCAGGAAGTGATTCCTGGTAGCGGCATTTGGGTTTATAGGGACGTTCTTCCTAAAGAGATGGATATCATCAAGCGACTAGAGTCTGTCGTAGACGACCCATCCAACAACTACGACTGGCGTGAAGCTATGGTTGGCTATCAAATGAAGATGCCAGAGTATCGCGATTGTGTTGATTTTAAATATAAGAAGACCGACATAGAGCACGATAATTCTGAAGCGGGGGAGATTCTAAAGAAGCTAGCAGATGATGTAACATATAGAGAGCTTCAGGTAGTTAAGGATTACACTCGTCACTACAATGTCGGAGAGCTACGCTACTGGGAGGCCACTAACTATGTCCGATACGGTGAAGGCCAGCATTTCCAGGAGCACCACGACCATGGATACTCGTATAACTGTGTGGTATCACTAGTTGCGTTCCCTAACGATGATTACGAAGGCGGCGAGCTATTTTTTAGATTGCAAAATGCACAAATAAAGGCTCGCGCTGGAGATGTATATATCTTCCCATCAAATTTCATGTACCCTCATCGCGCTATGCCAGTGAAGTCAGGTGTCAAGTACTCAATGGTCACCATGTTGGATTTCTCTGAAAAGTATCATCGTCCAGAATTCTACGAAGATACAGACGCATAGTGGGTACTATTAAGGTTCAAAAGCTTTTCCATGAAGGTAAGACAGCTAATATAGAGCAGCTCCAAGCTCGTCGAGACTGGATGGATAGCACCGATGATAAGCACGCCTATATGTGCTTCCCAATTAATCTAACTAACAGGTTAGGCTGGGGGATATCATTTCCCGAGGATCTTAGATTTATATGGGACGGGATAACCGACACTACTCCAGACCATGTAACAATTTTAGAGGGCCATCAGTTTCTAAATACTGGTAGAGGAAACGCCACTATTAGTTTCACTACTGGATTGAAACTAATAACCGACTCTGACACCACAATGTTAGCTATGCCAGTCCCTAATCAATTCATAAGAGGGACTCAGTGCTACACGACCCTAATGAGTACTTCCTTTTATATGCACATGTTACCGATAGCCTGGAGGCTCACCGAGCCTAATGTAGAAGTACATATCCCAGCGGGGACACCAATTGCCGCAGTATTACCGATATCATTGAGTGCTCTACAGCAGGACTACAGCCTGGAAATTTTAGATGGCCTCCCAGCCCAGGAATACTGGCAGGAAGTCCGCAAGTATGGTGATATCCAAGAAATTAAGAATGGCGTAGGCGACTGGTCAAAAATGTACCGAGATGCTGTCGATTATAGAGGAGAGACCGTGGGAGCCCACGAAACAAAATCAATTAAGCTCAAGACAGTAATGTGTCCATTCACTGGTCAAACCTACGAAGTAGAGGAGGGGGAGTCAGATGGACACTCAGAAGGCTAAATTTATACTAAATAGACCGTGGCTCAATAACGAGAGCCCATCTAAGCCAGGGCCTGCAATAAAGACTATTCCAGATTGGTATAGAGACGCAGATCGTTTTGCCGTAAATCCAATGACTGGCAAGCCATGGGAAATGCCAAATGGCGGCGGAAAGATCCCTACATGGAAAGCCTGCCCAGCAGTGTACGATATTATGGGCAGCGGGTATATGTATAAAACCCCATGCGATATAGAGTTCTACGAGGACTCCACGGGGCAGATCCAAGTTAAAGTTTTGGACGAAAAAAATAAAGATTTTATCCAAGAACGTATGCCGATGCCTCAATTCCATAACCCATATGGGTACCACGAGAAGCACTTTGCTTGGTGGGCTGATTGGGCCGTAGAGCTACCAGAGGGCTACAGCGCTCTATACACTCAGCCTTTTAACCGCTTCGAACTACCATTCCTAACCACTAGTGGAATTATCGATAACGATAAAGTACATCTACCTGGCACTATGCCATTTTTTATTGCTAAGGGATTCAAGGGCACTATCCCAGCTGGTACTCCATATGCTCAAATACTCCCATTTAAACGGGAAAACTGGGAGTCAGAAACGATTACCAAGTTCGGGCCAATGGAAATGATGGCAAAAAATCAAGAAAATAGCATGAAATATAGAGTTCCAGACGGAGGCGTGTATCAACGCGAAGTCTGGGAACGACGTAAGTACGAGTAGGGTAGGATAGCTATATGGCAATGACAGCGCATGTTACCAATGGTAGTGATAGACCCTATGAGTCAACCACACCATCTGGATTTTTTGGTGATTCTAGAGATAACATTGTCTCCCTGGAAAACTTTATGACCGAGGATGAGCTCAGAATTTTAACTGAGTTCGCTAAGACTAACCAAACCTGGGATAAGACCGAGACTCATTATAACGAGGACGGGACTGTCATTTACGACTCTGGCTATTGGGACCATAGGGTTGCCACTGCCCCCACCCTAAATAGCGTAGATCCTAGGATTACAGAAACTATTGTTGGTATGCAGCTTCGTCTAAAAGAAAAGGTAGACGCGTTCTTCAATGTAGACGCTCACGCAACTAGTCCAGCAATTGTTAGATGGCTCCCTGGACAACGTCAGCAGCCACATGCCGATAAAGAGCTACATGAGGGTGAGAATCGTGGCAAGCCAAACGATTTCCCATACTATGACATCGCTGGCCTTTTCTATATCAACGACGACTACGAGGGCGGCGAGTTATACTTCCCTAACCAGGGGATTCAGTTTAAGCCTAAGGCTGGAGCTGCATACTTCTTCCCTGGCGATATGCACTACATCCACGGAGTAACCGAGATTAGATCTGGCATTAGATATGTATGCCCGTTCTTTTGGACAATTAAAAACCACTTAGGAAGTAATTAGTAATGCACTTAGAACAAAAACTACACGAGAACGTATATCTATATGGTGATGTGCTAGATGACCCAGCACGCCTACTCCAACTAATCGAAGAACTAGACGAGGACGAGACCGTCCAGTCCGTAATCCCTGAGTGGGGGTTCTGGTTTTCTAATACACAAGACGGGCACAGCTTCGGCAGCAAGAAAGACTTTAACCTCGAGGGGCTAGACGAGCTCACCTCAGAGCGTGCTGAAGATGTCCGCTGGGTTGTTGGACAAATCAGAGGTGCTATTGAGAATATCTCTCATGCTTTCTATAAAGATCATGAAGAAGAGGGAGAGCCTAATATCTCTCCATTCGCTGGTATCATGAAGTATAGGCCAGGTTGCGCGATGGGTGCCCACTTTGACGCGCAGGCTGGTGACCTAAGCATTAAATGGTCAATTGTTGTATATGTGAATGATGACTACGATGGTGGAGAATTGTCATTCATCATCAGACCGTATGACCTACGTAACCCAAAAAATGGGCACCTACGCCCAGCAGACGACGTCAATGATCAATCGAATTCTGAACTAGTAGACTTCACGATCAAGCCTAAAGC